ATTTAAGCAGTCTTCTACATTATCTGCTTTTTGGAATTTCTTATCAAATTCTCCTACTGTTCCTTCTGCATCATCTATAAAATCTACTATGTTTGTCCAGTTATCATCTATTTCTACTGACCTAGTATACATTTCTTCTACAGGTTTCATCCATTGTTCTGCAATACATGATTTTAGATAAGTATCATCATCCATAAATCTCCATGGAGGTAATTTATCTGTTCTACCATGTGGTACTGTTCCTACTAATCTATTAACTGCTTTAGTTAATCCATATGTGGTAAGCGCGCCTAACCCTGCTAACGGATTGATTGCAAATGCTACACCTGCATTTATTCCAGCTATTTTTTCAAGTTTATCAGGAAATTTATCTCGAGATATAGTTTTCATCCAATGTTTTCCTCCATTAGAAACAATTTTATTTTCTTCACGCTCGTTAAGATTCCACTTCATTCTCCAATTTTTAGAATACAATTTAAAAATATTATATCGATCATCTTTCTTTTTTATTTTTTTTCTTTTCTTCTTAACGTACTTCCATGGTTCATCTGATCTCATTACTCTATACATTGGACTTCTTGCACCTAACATATCTGTAACATATTTGTTATAATTGTCAGGTAATGTATTAAATAATCCTCTTGTTTCTTGTACACTTGAAGCTACTCTTGGAAATATTTCTAATATATCTGATTTTATTTCATCTATTTGTCCTTGGACTATTGCTTCTGCTACTAACGATCTATATTGGTCTTGATCATAATATGCGATTGAACCTTTTGGTTCATATCTTTCTAAATGAGCAACATTAAATGGCTTTCCTCCATTAGTATAGTTATCTAAATATTCAACATATTCTGTTCTATCTAATCCACGTACTCCATCTGTCCTTACTCCTGCTTCGGCTGCTGACTGAGGATCTTTAAATTGATCTGAACCATCTGCATCTACTATATGAGAAAATAATGACCATAATGGATCACTATTTCCGTCATCATCTGGAGTTGAAGTATCTCCTGCATCATTAATAACTGTTACTGCACCTGCCTGAACTAATAGATTTATTAATCCTCTTGGTCCATATCTTCCTTGGCCTTCTAAATAATTAGTTACTGCCATTTTACCTTTACTATCTAAAAACTGTGGATTTGTTTCTGCATATAATCTCATAACAAACCCTGATCTTACTTGTTTCCAATGACCATTGATCATCATACGAAGTCCTAAAACCGCATCATCATATGTTACAGATGTTCCTCTAGTAACTTGTCCTCCGTCATAATTTCCTTCTTCATCTGTTGGCCAATCTAAAATAATCATTTTACCTTCAAACTGTTCACGAAGTTTTTCACGTGTTGTCTGACCCATGAATGCTTGATCAAAATATATATCTTCTACATCTTCTTGTTGATATAAATCTATTCTAGGACCTAATGTAGTTTCTGATTCATTCTTACCACGTATACTTCTTGGCTTAATATAATCTCCTGGATCTCTTTTAAATGGAGCTTTTACTTCATAATCTGCTCTAAATCTTATTTCAGGTGTCCATTCTGACGATCTATCTATTACTGCTCCATATCCTAATCTTCGTCTAAATTCATCGACCGCTCCATCAGAATCTCCATATTCATCAGGTTCGCCTGACATATCTAAATCGAATAACAATTTTTGTTGATCAGTAGCTACTTTAACTGAGTTATATGTAAATCCATTATCAACTAACATTACTTCTAGTGTTTTATAATTTGGTATTGGATATGCAACGCCATTAACAGTATAGAACACACAAAATATATTAGTTATCTTATCTTGTTCATCATCTCCCAATTCCATTATTAATTCAGGTCCTTCTTGGATATAAAGATCATGCATGTCTCGTAAATTAAACGACATGTTTGCTAAGAATAACCCAGATTCGCCTTTCTCAACAATTTCAATTGGTGGTTCATCATCTGGGTCTTCAAAATAATCCCATTCTTCATCTATTATTTCATCTAATTCGTCTTCATCTACCGTAGGATATGATGTTTTTAGATCATATTTTGCATATCTATCATGAATTGTCTCAGATCCTGATACTGCACCAGCATGCATACGACCTTCCATTCTTTCACCAGATTCTGCACCTTCCATTTCATGTGTGTATCTTGGTAATACACTTACTGTTCCATTTTCGGTTCGATCAAATTCTTCTAATATACTAGTATTAATTGCATTTTGAAATGGAAGAGATCCATCACTTAAAACTGGAGACTCAGCTGGACCTAATGTATCTCGTGAATAATATGAATCAGAAGGAAATTCAGATTTCATTATATCTAATAATAACTGATTTCCTGTAGGTGTATTTTGTTCTGATGTTTTATTTTCTGTATACTTGTTTCTACTAGCCATTTTAATTCACCACTTTAAAGTAAAAGTCATCAAATGTTTGTGTATCATTTGTTCTTATACATTTTAATTGTATTTTATAATATCTTTCTGGCATAAACGAATCCATTCTTAAATCAAAGAAACTTCCGTCAGCGTCATCGCTTATTTTTGTTGTTGAGTTACCAAATATAGCTTCGTCTTGCACAATTACATCATTGGTAACTGTATCATATATTGAATATGAACTTGATGCTGGAAGTCTTTCTCCTGTCAAATAAAATGATGATGTTTGATATGTCTTAGCTGGGAAATCAGGGCGAACGCCTACTCTCAATCTTGCTATATCAGACTTTCTATATTCTGATTTTATATTTTTAATATATGGAACATATGTATCCGAAGTTATTACAGATGTTTGGCCTCCAGATGCATTATCGTCCCAACATATTTCTAATCTTGGAACATATATTGTATGAGTTTCTCTTCCAAAAAATTGTAAGTTACCTAACACTTCTCCAGATATTTCATCTGAGTTTGGTCGTTTTACAATGAATCCATTGTTAGATCCACTTTTTATCCAATAATTTAATATGTCAGTTACATTCATTCTAATATCAGGTGATTCATTTTGAAATGATTGAGATGCTTCATATCCAGAACCTGTAACCCATGTACCTCCTCCTGCAGTTTCTGTTGTTCCTGCAGATAAATTTTTACTATGAGCTGATCCTGTTGTCCATCCATCAGCTGTATCATTACTTGTTTTATAATACCAAGATGCTCCATATTTTTGAATTGGAATATCAGAATAATTTCCTCCTCCATTAGTCCAAGATTCAGATACCGGAAAAGCTTTTATTGTATAGTTTTGTAATAAATCTGTTGCATTTGCTGCATATAATTTAAGGTATGCAGATGCTGATGTTATATGTCTAGTATCAAATTCTGGAATATCACCTGATGTCATTGATGATGATATAGAATTTATTTCTGTTCCAAAATCAATTAAAAATCTAGAATTATAAGTTTTACCTTGAATAATTCCATCAAATTTTGAACCAGAAGCAATTTTATTAACTTCTAAAATTTGATCTATACCAGTATTTTGTTCTGGATATTTTTCATATAATGTTGTATCTCGTTCCGCGTAATATATTCTATTCATAATTCATCCCTTAAGGTTTTACTACTCTTCCAGAAATATCTGAGTTTAAATATTTTACTTCAAATATACTTGGATCTAATGATGGATATATTATTCCATTTTTAGTAGCTGTTTTTATATCATATACATTACCAGAATATCCAGAGTCTGTATCAAATTTATTAACTATTTCTACTGATGCAACACTTTGCACACCTGATACTTGGTCTAGTTCAGTTATTAAATTTGATGTATTAATTGGTCCATTAATTTGCATTCTATCTACACTAAAAAGTTGTTTTAATCTTTCAATACATCTTAATATTACTGTATTACTATTTTCATTTGGTCTAGTAACTATTTCAAAATCTATTCCAATGTTAATAATATATGCATCTTTAATATTAATTGCATCTGTTAACAATCTATGTTCAGATAAGTATGTTCTTAAATTTTCTTTTGTTGCGTCATTTAAACTAGTTAATTGTTTATTATTATCATATCCTAAACAGTACATATTTAATGCTAATGGATTACTAACAACATCTCTAGGATAATCTTTATCTGAACTATCAATTTGAGTATCTCCAACTACATATACTTTTTGTATTGAACCATATCTTGCTGGCATTGAATATGCTCTAACAATATAATCTTCTCTAGTTACTGCTCTATTTTGAGATACAAATGCTGCAGCTGCTTCTAATCTAATATTATCTAAATTTGGTTGTGATGAAGCTCCACGAGCTGGTTCAGGATTTGATATGGCAATTGATGCTTTTGTACTATCTAAATCTACAGTAGGGTTATCATTTAAATAAAGTATATTTTCAATTCCTGTAATTGAATTTACTGGTACGTTTTCTTTAAGATCTCCTCCAACAGTATATTCTACTGTTAATGTTGTATCTGTTGGTACTAACCCGTATGTACTAGTATATAAAAAATTACTAGGATCAATATTTGCTGATGTTGTTCGTGATAAATAATCTAATCCTAATCCAACATTTTTTGGATTTGGAATTATTTCTTCGTCGGCATCTGATGAAATTCCAGAACCAAATTGTAATTCTATTTTTCCATCTCCTCTTACTCTAGTAATAAATCGTCTAGGCGTTTTTCTTAATTTTAAAATATATGGAGTAGTTGCTCTATACTGTGCTAATTCTGGGTCGTTAAATGAAATATTTGCAATATCTTCAAATACGGTATCTTGTGCTAAATAATCTACTCTTGACCATGTATTACCTGAACTATCTGTTACAGATAATACATCTAAAAATTTATCAGTTGGTAGTACAATTTTATCAAATTGTTTTGGGTTTCCTGTAAAATCAAATGTATCCGTTTTAACTTCTCCTGATACAACACTAACGGATTTTTTTAATAAGTAGTATGTTACGTTTCCTGATGAATCGATTGAGTATGTTGATATATCTGTATCAGCTGTATCATTGAAATCAACTATATCTAAAGATCTAAATAATACATTATCATCAGAATTAAAAGTTGATCCTGCATTTACTGTTAATGCATATCTCATGTCAGGCCTTGCAGCTGTTCCTACTCCTATTGCAGGTACTAGTTGATATATATCCAACATGGCAGTTGCAGCAGATCTTAATTTTGGTAAATATCCAAACATTTGAGATAATGCAAATACATTAGCTTGTTCGGTTGCAGTAGAAAGATTTCCTTCTCTAAATGCTTGATCTGTATAATATGATAATACATCACCTACATATGATGCCATTTCTATAAACATCATTCCTGGTGATGACTCATTAAAATCTTTGTATGTATCTGGAAAATATACTTTTGCAAAGTTGATCAAATTTTGCCTAAATTGGCCAAAATCTTTTCCAACATATTTTACTTCTTTTTGTACTAAAGACATATTAATATTCTCCTATTTGTGTTAATGCTGTTTCAACTACTGGTTCTGTAAAATCTTCTACTTCTCCTACATTAAAATTATTTTCATCTACTAAAATGTTAATTACTAAGTTAGCTCCTATTTTATCTATTCTAAAAATTACTCGAATTATAATATCATGGTCTGGTTGTATTATATCAATTTTTTCAATTGTAATATAAGGTAACCATTTTGCTATATCTTCTTCTAATGTAGTTACAATTTGTTCTTCTAGATCTGATACATTTTGTTCAAACAATAATGTACGTAAGTTTGTACCAAAATCTGGTTGCATGTAACGCTCGCCTTTGGCTGTCATTAATAAATTTTTAACATTACTAACAGCCTGTTCTTCAGTTGTATATGTTGATACAAATACCGATCCTCCGTCTTCTATGTTTGCATTATATGCAGCATCGACTGATCGTCTACCACTCGGTTTATTGAATGGTAATGCAATACCTAATGGAATTGTATTAGCCGTTTTAATAGGTCGATATTGATATACAGGTCTTGCCATTATTTAAGTGTTCCCATTTTACCATTCTTTTTATCAATAGCTTTAATTAAACCAGAATAATCTCTAGTCATTGCTTCCATTGTTTTTGCTACATTATCATTTGACATATTAACTGGTTCTCCATTAATACCTGTTTCAGTTAATGGAGTATTTGCTGATACGTTAGATGCAAAAGAATTAACATCATTAGTTTGATATACAGCTGGACCATCTCTCATTGTACTAAAATCAGATTGTATTGCTGTTTCATTTAATATATCATTTAGCATACTATCTTTAACAAATTTCTTTTTCTTTGCTATTGGACCACGTGGTGATTCAACAACATTATGCAGATCCATTCCATGTTCAATAACTTTTTTATGGTTTACTTTTTGTTCGTTTAATGCATTTCTAACTTCTTTACGAACAACAGATTGCACTTCTTCTCTAATAACTTTTCTTAATAATTTTATAAATGATTTTGCTTCCATATAGTTTTCCTTTTGTCTTTTATATAAATATTGTTTTGCATGGATTATGCGAGATTCTATACTACCTTTCCTAATCCTGTGCCTGTTGTTGAACAACGACCAACTGATATAGTTTCAACTGCTCCTGTTGATATTCCATTTGGAGTTGGTGTTCCTGGTATTGGTCCATTAACAGGTCCTAATGGTGGAGGTGGTGTTCCTGGTAGTGGTGTTGATATACCGTTTGTAAGAATTCCTGGATTAACTGTTCCAGCTGCTTGAGTCATTGTTTGTACTTCACCTGAGCGCACATATGCGTCTATAGCTTTAGCTAATTCGTTTGCAAATGTAAGTCTTCCATCTCTTGGATTATTTTTATTTTGAGCTTTTTCCATTGCAATAATAATATCCGCTGTTAGTTTTGGTTTATTTAATGGCATAATACTTCTCCTATTGAGTCATTTGTTTATATTTTGTAATTATCATAATTAAATCTGCTATAGCAGGATTTGGTAATGTTGGTCCACCCATTGGGGTTGGATATGGTGATGCACCTGACAATACTTTTTGCATCATTGTTAGTAAATTATCAAACAATGTAAAGAATTCATTCATATCAACTGCCCAAGCTGGAGTAGATATTGCAACCGTTGTTGCGCCAGATAATAATATTGAATCAGCTTTTGCATTAAATAATATTCTGTCAGAATTAATTACAACTTGAGCACCTGAGAATACATTACTTGGTTGAATAGCTGTAGCTGGTGGTCCAAATTTTGGTTGTGATGAATTAAGATCAAGTTTTTGATCAGATGTTATAAAAATAGAACTTTTATCTTGTTCAGGATCTTCAATTACGAATAGACCTCCTTTTGCTGTATTTAATCCAGCTGTTAACACCATAATAGGTTCTCCAGATGCACCTGACCAGGGTTGTTTTGCTTGATCATATGGTCCTCCTGATACTGTAGAACTCATTCTAAATGCAGAACCATATCTGTCTTGTGTTAATATATCTCCATCGTATGGTTGTAATGGCGGTACTTCTTTTTCTTCATGACTTATTTGTGTAATATCAGGATCGGTTAATGGTTCACCTGACACACCTCCTGCAGGATCTGCTCCTGCGGATGGTTCCGCTTTACTTACATTTTCAAAAGGCAATACATTAGTATTAACATTGCTATGAATATTTACTATTTTTATATATGAATATCTAGCTTGTTTATGATATGTAGTTTGTTGATCAGTAGGAGTTTTTATTAGTAAAACTTTTTCTCCTAATAAAGGCATATGTATTCTATTAACATCTATTGGATGTGCATAATGTTCAGTAGTTGAATCATTATTACCTCTAGCTGAAACACGGACTCTAATAGTTCCTTGAGGTAAATCATTACCTTCATCATCTTGTGATAACTTATAACCTATCTCTGTTTCAATTACTTGACCGATCTGCATCTTCTGTCTCCATTTCAGTTTGAATATCAATTATTTGTTGTTCAGCTACTTCCATTAATTGTTCTCTTTCAGCTTCTGATAATCCAAATTCGCCTTCTCCTGTTACTTTATTTTCCGAAGATATAAGTCTTTGAACTACAGCAGCTAGTTTAACTAATGCATCATCGTTCTTAACCGCAACATCTAAATATTCTTTAATTAATGGAACTATTATAGTTGCATCACCAATATTTTTTATTAATGGTTGGAGTTCTTGTATCAGAGTATTAATTTGTCGTTCTTTCTTTTTAGAATTATGATAAATATCTTTCATCAAGTCTGAAAAAGTTGTTCCTTTAAAAATTTCTTTATCTGTACTCATTATAGTATCCCTTTATTATAAATATGGATACTATCGATTTGTGGAGATAATTAGTCCGCGTTGTTTGTATACTATATACATTTTAGCATAATCGCGTTTCATTACGTTAATTACTTTTGTAATATTTTGTGTTTTAAGTCCTGTTCGTTCTCTTATAAGAATATATAAAGCTTTTTTATTAAAATTTTCAATATTATCTCTCATACGAAATAATTCTAAAATTGTATCTGCTACAATTATATCTTTACGATTTGAAAATATTGCATTTAAATTTGTATCATAATATTGTACCCATTGGTTGGTAAAATCTTTTAACGATTCTTGATGATCTGATAAGCTTATTTCTTGATCAATATTACGTCGTTCATCAATAACATGCACTTCTGCTTTTTGTTTCATTTTAGCATAATTTGCATTATTTGCTATAATTAAATAATTTTTTGCAATTATTGAAAAATATGAAAAAGCCTTTCCTTTTCCTTCAGTAAATTTGTGTATTTTTTCTACTAGAAATGCAACTACTTCTGCCTTTACATCTGTATATGGTACATCAAAATAATAAAACTTAAATGTATGTATTAAGTTTTCAACTAATTTATCGAATGGTTTGTAAATATGCTCTCTAAATACTTTATCACGTAACATTTGAGATGTTTCGCTGTTATATGCAACTATGGCTTTTTCATTAATATATGTAAAGTATTGTTTTTTACTTGGTTTACGGCCTCGACGTTTTTTAGGGCCGTTAAGTTCCAAGTCTTTTAGTTCTTTATCTAACCAGACATAAAAAGCTTGTACTGGTGATAACTTATCTGAGGCCATTATTTTACTCCTCTATGTAAATCGTCTATTACATCCTTTATTAAATTGAATGCATGTCCTACTTCATCTGATGATTGAAATGCTCCTAATCTGTCAGCATTTTTTATTTCAGAATTGGCCTGAGATATTTTAGTTTTTAATTCTTCTGTGAACTGATAATATTGAGTATTAGAATTTTCTAAATCTTCAATGTAATCTGATTGATCTTCTTGCTTCTTTAATTGATTAATATTAACAAATAAAGATACTGCTAATACTACTGATAAAATTACAATTGCTGTTATCATTTGTCTTCTCCAAATAAATCGTTAAATAATTTTGAGGTATCAAGTGAATCGCTTGTATTTGATAATTGTTTCTTTACTCGTTTAGGTGGAGATACTGATTTTGTATTTGATTTTGCTTTGGTCCACATTTCATATTCAATTCTTGCAGCCATACAATCTGCTTGGTGCATTACAAAACCTAAATTAGTTTTTAGTTTTGAATCAGCTGTCCTTGACATAAAATAAGGCTTATTGCTTTCATCATATAATCCATCTGTTAATTTTATGCCTAACATTTCGTTCCAAGTGATATTGATACCATAATGTTGCAGTAACCAAATAGACAAATCATTTACTAACGTGAATTGATTGTTAGGATTAACTTTGTACATTCTTCCCATATTTTTTCTATGCCATTCAGAATCATTAGGAATATATGTTTCATTACCTTCTCCAGGAAATCCCATTTTACCTATATCATGATTTAATGCTACAAAGATTAATTCTTCATAAGTATAACCAGACATGTCTGCTCCCATCTTTTTCCATAATGAGTAAACTTCCTTAGCACATTTAATTACACGCAATACATGATCTACATATCCACCTTCAAATGCATTATGATAATGGTCAATACTTGAAGCAGGTTGCATTGACATTCTTTCTTCTAGGTCTGTATACATTGCTATTAATTTTTCTCTTCTTTCACCGGCAAAGGTTCCGTTAATAAATTGAATAAGCTCTTCCCAATTTGATACTATTTGTTCTGCTGTTAATTTCATAATTTTTATTTTATATTATTTCGTCTATAACTTTTAATTGTTGTAATTCTTTAGCGGTTAAATATAAATCTGTTCTCATTTTATCTTTCCACCAAGACGCTTGTTGATTAGTTTTTTCTGCTAATATTTCATATACAGATACTTCAAGATTTTTTACATTATCTAGATATGCTGTAATATCGCTCATTTTTCCTCCAAGAAAACTTGATGACTGATGAAACATTACTGTTGATCGCTTGCTCATCATTCTTGTACCAGTACCACATGTTAATATCACTGCAGCTGCTGAAAATGCACGGCCTCTACATATTGTATTTACCTTTACATCTAATGACTCGATATAATCAATAATACCAAACATTTCATGTACATCACCACCTGGTGAATTAATCATTAAATTTATATCAGCTGTTTTATCTTGTCTATGTTGTAATAAACTTCTAACTCTAATTATTAAATCTGTTAATGTATTATCTGTTATTTCATCATTAAGAAATATTACAGAATCTTTATAATCAACTAATGTTGCTAATTGGTTATGTAATGATTCGTATAGATCTACAGATTTAATTTCTGCTGGAGATGTTTTTACTTCTTCTTGTTTCTTTCTTTCGCCGTATATACTCATATTGATTATAATATAACAAATTTATTTCGTATTTCCAAATGTTCTATAACTTTTTTAATTGTCGAGTTAATTTTCTCATTTTAACATTACCTGCATGTACATCTTTTTTAAACTTAGCTGTTTTAAGATTACCTCTAACCATAGCCATTTGTTGTAATATCTTGTCTCGTAACTCGCTTTTTTCTAATTTAGATAATTTTTTCTTTGTTGGTTTTGGTTCTGTAGGTTTTAATGTTCCTTTTAGTTTAGGTTGTTCTTTTCCTTTATGAAATACATTACCATCTTTATCAACAAACTCTTTCATAAATTGCCAACCTCGTAATCTACCAGTTGATTTATAGCCACCTCTAATATCCGGAGGTCCGACCGTTTTATTAACACATTTATAACATAGTACTGCTGTTGCATCTACTCCTACTTCAGACCATTCATTACATCTTGCATGTTTTGATAATATCTGCCAGCCCCAATATGAAGTATCTGCGATACTATTTCTACAGATCATATAGCGCTTGCCTCCACGCATCCTTGATTTAAATTTTGTAACTTGTTTTCTTTTTGCCATATTTTATATATTTTGTTTAACCATAATGCTGAGCATTACGATTTGGTTTTTCTTGATAAATATCTACTTTATCATCTGGTTTATCTTCTGTAGTAACTTCAGATTCTTTATCTTCTTCTGCTTGAGGAAAACTTTCTGTCTGTTTGTATATATCTTCTTCTACTGGTATTGGATATGATTTATTAAACTCCATACCTTCTGGTACTGACATTACTACCTTTTCAATTTCTTTATTTCGCTGCTTGAAATAATTTTTAGTCTCATCATCTTCAGGTTGTTTTAATTGAGCAAAAGCCATATTAGCTGCTACTACTAAAGCAATCGCTAATGGATCAAATACAAATATAATAAGAAGTAAAAACCAATTAACTACTTGGTTCATAGGATATCCAGTTGTCTCAGCTAGATATTTTAATGGACCTAATTCACTTTCTGCTTCATTAGACATTTCTTTATCTAATAAAACTATATCAGTTTTGTTAATAGAATCCATTACAGCTTCTATCTTAATATTAATATTATCTCTTTCTGAAATTGTAGTTTTTAATTCTGATTGTAATGCTCTTCTTGCTGATGATGATGAAGTTGTTATTAGTTGGCCTGACTCTTTATCTATATATTGAACTTGAGCAGGATTAGATAATGCAATTCGTAAATCTGATATTGATTTAGTTAATCCTTGTTTTTCAATTATTAAATCTTCTTTAGTTTCTTGAAACCTAACTTGTTTTTGATTTAAGATTATTAATGATTTATCTAATAATTCAGATTGTGTTGCAGTCGATTGATATGCTCCGGATAAAAATCCATATATACCTCCCGATGTAATAACCATTAAAACAAAACAAGCAATTGCTAAATAAGCTCTTAACGCTTTATTGATAGTATCCCAGTATTGATATAATAAAGATGCTACCACAAGTTTAGCAAATTCTAGACTACCAGCCATTATTATTACTTGAAAGCTTGCACCTGCAAATAATTTACTCAATCCAAAGACTGAATAAAATGCTGCACTACCAGATACTGCTAATGCAGATAATGCAATTAATAATGGAAATAATCTTTTTTTCATTAGCCTCTAATATTATCTAATGCGAATTTTATTTTTTTACGCATTGTTTTTAAACGTTCAATTATATCATTTGGATCGATAGGTAACTTTCTTTGTACAGAATCTTGTATAACACTTAACATGTTCTCTACCTCGTCTAACTGACGCTTAACGCTTTGCGGGTTTTTAATGTCGCTCATAACTTTTCTCCTTTTTTTGGTTGGTTTTCAAATGCTTATGCATAATTATATTTAAAATATTTAAGACAAGGTATAAAAGACGCTAAAAATAAAGCTGCTCAACACTCTGGTTTAGATTATAGAGAATTTGGTTTAGCCGTTACAGACGCTGGTTTACCAGAAAACTTTACAAAAGAACAAAGAGAGGGCAACTCTGTAGCATTTACTTTTG